ATCTGACTGGCCAGGTGGTCGACAAGAAGATCACGGTCGACGAGGCCAAGACGCTGATCGACGCGGCCAACCAGCGGATGACGGCCGACACGGCGCAGACCAACGCGGAGACGGCCCAGCAGCAGAACGTGACGACGGCCGCGGGCGACATCCTGTCGAACACCCGCGGCAATGCCCAGACGGGCGCGGGTCTGCTGCAGCAGCGGGCAGCGACGGCGAGCGGGATGCTGCAGAACATCCTGGGCCAGGCGACGGGCGCCAAGAATCTGATGTCGGCGCCCGCCGGGTTGGGCGAGCAGCTCGTGGGCGGCATCGGTGGCTGGACGGCAGACATGATGGGTGGCCAGAGCACCCTGGATTCGGCCGCGCGCATGGTGCAGATGGCCGATCCGCAGAGCAACATGGCCGATCCCGCGACCCAGACTGCGGTGGGCGTGCTGCAGCAGATGCTCGACAAGTACCACCAGGTGACGGGCTCACCGCATCCCGCGGTCGCGGCGACCAACGCCGCGCAACAGAGCGCACAAAATGGTGGTCTGACGGCGCCGGTGACGACGGCCACGCAGCAGACGCAGCCGGCACCGCCGGTGCAGCAGCGGACGACCTACGGAGGTCTAGCGCAGGGAGGCGCGAACATGGGTGGCATGAACCTGTACCCAACGCCAGGCTCGCCAGGGATGCCGATCAGTGGTCTGGCACAGGGCGGGCTGCAGGGCATGCCAGGATTTGTCGCCCCAGGTGCGCCCGTCAAGCCGCCGCCAATCACGGTCACGGTGGGTTGATCAAGTCATGCCAACATTCACGCTTCCAGATCCTTCAGGCAGTGGGTTCATCAATGCGTCCGGCAACACGCTGCAGGAAGCCGAGCAGACGGCTGCCACCGCGCGCGGCATGGCGTCGTGGACGGGCGGCAGCTACGGTGCCGACAGTTCGCCGACCGGGACGCAACAGGCCGGCAGCGGCGGCGGTGCAGGCGGCGGTACGCCCGGCGGCGTCGCACAGACGGTCACCCAGCAGTCGGGCCAGCAACTCGCCGCGGGCATCAACAGCCTCCTCGGCGCCATCGCGTCGGGCAACAAGCAAGCGTTCGACGAGCAGGTCCGCGAGTTCGACGCCACGTTCGGTCTGAATAAGGACCAGTTCAACCAGAACGTCAGCGAGTACAACCAGAACCTGGCGGTCACCCAGGCGGGTCTGACAGGCCAGTACAACGGCCAGCAAACCCAGCAGGCGCAGCTTCAGGCGTACAACGAGGCGATCGGCGCCGCTGGCCTGACGGGCTACTACCAGGCGCCTGGCGCAGCCGGCGGGCCTGGCGGAGGTCTGACGCAGGACCAGTACATCACCGCGCGCAGCCAGCAACTGGCAGGCATGGGCTGGGCGCCCGCGGCCGCCGCCCAGACCGCGTTGTCCGAATGGAACCAGGGGCTAGCCCAATCGGGCAATGTTGCAGGCGGCATGCCAGCCAGTTTGATTCCCGCCTCTGCCGGCGCAGCACCGGGTGGGTTGGGCACGCCGACGTTGGCGGCTCAGGCCCAGTGGGCCAATCTGTACGGCCAGAACGCGGCGCCAACAGCCGGTCAGACCACGCTGGCGGCGCAGCAGCAGGCGTACGCCCAGCAGATGGGCGCGGTGAGTGCGGCGGCCGCGATGCAGGCCAACCCGTTCAGGCAGGCCCAGGTGATCGGTCAGGCGGGCCGCATCCTGCAGGGCATGCCGACGGCTGGGTTCCAGGCGCCGACCACGGTAGCGGGTGTGGGCACGGCTGGCGGCAACACCCAGGGTGGCATGGGGTATCTCTCCCAACTTATTTCAGATATTCAGGACCCGACCGCTAACCAGACGACGGCACAGTCCTGGCTGGACGCCACGCCAACCCCCAACAAGATCGACTCCACCAGCTTTCTCGGCGCCTCGCCGACCACGCAGAACCTGATTCTGCAGTCGATGCAGGAGAAGTACGGGCTGGACCCGACCGACTCGCTGGCGCAGATCAAGAACACGCTGCCCCAGTTCAACGCCCCGAACACCGTGGGCACGATCCGGAGGGGTTGATGCCACTCAAGAAGTCAGCGTCGAAGGCCGCGGTCGGTCAGAACATCAGGGCCGAGGTCAAGGCCGGTAAACCGGTCAAGCAAGCGGTGGCGATCGCGCTGGATGTGCAGCGACGGGCGAAGGGCAAGAAGTAATGCCAGGCGACTGGGACCGCAACGTCCACCCCGATCTGGTCGACGACGCGCCGGCTGAAGCGGCGGCGCCCGCGCGATCTCAACCAGTCCGAGGTCGTGCGCGCGAGACGGCTGGATCTGAGCCTCCAGCCGTGGACGTTGCCCCGTCAGAAGAGGACCTCCCTTCTGACGGGGTCGCGCCCGAACCTGACGCGCCCGACCTCGCCTGGTTCGACCAGGTGCGGGACGCCAAGGACCCCGTCGAAGCTCTGCGGCTGATCACCAAGAATCTGCCGCGGGACCAGCTCGAAAAAGACGAGGTGATGTCCGGCGTGATCGGCGCGCGTGCCGAACGCCGGTTCAACGAGATCAAGGCTCAGCAAGAGCGCGCGGCGCAGGAGCGAGCCAAACTGGAAGCGGCCGCCAACAACGACCTGTACACCCTGGGCGAGATGACTCAGCGCGAACTGCAAGGGCAACTCGCGTCGCAGCAAGCCGCTCAGGCCGCCAGTCCGTTCATGGACGGTATCGTCCAGTTCCAGAAGACCCTGCCCGAAGCGATCCAGAAGAAGATCGCCGGGAAAACTTTCGGCGCAGGCAAAGGCTATGCCGAGGGCGTGGCAGAATACGTGGCAGCCATCGTCGATGAGGCAGTGGAGCTCGGCGTCAGTAAACGCGAGTCCGCACTGAGGAAATCGGTGATGAGCGAGATAAACGGTGACGAGCCTGTCCCTGAGCGCGACTCTGGTACCCCCGGTCGCGTCCGAGAAGTGACAGACGAAATGATCGCCGCCATGACGCTTCGAGAATATGAGGCGCTGTTCGACGAGAACGGTAAGCCAAAGCCAGGGGTACGCCATCGGTCAACCCGAGGGATCCCCGTTCGTCAACATTAGGGGGTTCATCGATGGCCACCGGTGCCACTGAGTTCGTTGATAAAACCATCAGCGACGGCGTCTTCAGCCCGGACATCTGGAGCAAGCAGGTCCTGCGGGCGACAGAGTCGAACCTGCTGTTCGCCAAGAGTGTGAACCGCGGTTTCGAGAACGATGCCAGCGTAGGCAAGACCGTCAAGGTCGCGAGCATTGGCAATCTCGCTGCTCGAGCCAAGACCGAAAACACCGCGATCGTCTACGAGACCGTTGCCGAGACGGCGACCACGATCACGCTCAACATCTGGTCGTATGCGGCATTGGGAATTGAGGACATCGTCAAGGTGCAGAGCATCATCGATGTCCAATCCGAATACCAGCAGAAGCTCGGCTACGCGCTGGCCAAGGACGTCGACACCAACCTGGCGGTCGACGTCGCGGGCTTCACCCAGACGGTCGGCACGCTGGGCACGGCACTGTCGGACGCCAACGTCCTGGCCGCGGTGCAGCTTTTGGACAACGCCGACGCGCCGCAGACCGAACGGTTCTTTCTGATGAGCCCGGCTGAGAAGGTGGCCAAGCTGGCACTCGACCGGTGGAGCAATGCGTTGTACATCGGCAACACCAACCTGCCGTCGAAGGATGGTCAGCTCGGCGACATGTACGGGCTGAACCTGGGCGTCACCACCAACCTGGTGAAGCCGGCTGGTGGTCAGGCCAACAATTTCATCGGCCATCGGGAAGCCATCGCGCTGGTGATGCAGCGCACCCCGAAGTCGCACATCTTCTACGACATAGACGTTTTCTCGTGGAAATTGGCCGTCGAAGAAATTTACGGCCACCAGATGATGCGACCCACGTTCGGCGTGTGGGCCAAGGGAGTCGCGTAGACCGTGGCAACCGACACGTTCACCGAGCGGATGCAATCGAAAACGCTTGGCCGCTCGGACATTCCCCTGCGCCGCGGGCAGAATTACAACTATCCGCTGCGCTGGTGGGCGACCCCCAACGGCGACATCGTCCAGTTGCAGTCTGACCCCCAGAACCGCGCGTTGTACGCCGACCTGGGGTTTCATCTGCTGGCCGTCACCGCCGCGCAGGGCGACTCGCTATCGGAAGTCGAGGAGTGGGAACGCCTCGAGCGGCCCAGGGTCATTGCCGAGCAGCGCAAGCGGGCCAAGTTGATCAACGCCATCCGCAAAGCCGACCTCAAAGATCCCACGCTGGGCACCCTGATCGACGTCGAGACGATCGACTCGCAATCCACCGACGAGCTCGAGGCCACCATCCGGGACATCCGCGCGCACGGAGCGGTGATCCGGGTGGTCGACACCAAGTTTCGGGACGAGCCAGAGCCGAGTCTGTTGCGGGGCGTCGAAACGAGCGCCACCAACGCGCTCGAGGATCTGCAACGCAAGCTGAGCGCGGACGGCGCCAGGGCTACCACGATCGAAGGCACCGGTAAAGATCCCATCGACGAGGCGCGTCGAAGGAGCAGGACATGAGTGAACCTGTGGATTTCGTGGCTCAGGCGAACCTGATGCACGAGCACGGCCCGGCGGTCACGCCGCCGAGCACGCTGTACTTCACCTATCTGAAACCTGACGGTGAGTCGATCATCGCGCCGGCGACCAGCGCCGAGGTGTACCTGCGCGAAGGGTTCACCATCACGGGCGAGCAGACCATCGAAAGCCTGGAGGCGTATAGCGCCGAGCAGGCCGCGAAGGCGGCCCCGAAGGCGGAACGTGAAACGCACGCGCCCAGGGCTGAGCACGTCGAGGCGCCGGCTCGGCCGAGGTCCTGACGATGCCGCTGGACGGCGGCAAAATCGGCTCCCAGGTCGGGGCCGCGATGGGCCTGTGGACGCACACGCCCGTCGATTGGCGTGGGAACGAAACGGGTCAGGCGCCGCCTGGCCCGGCGGGGTGGCCGCCCAACGCGTCGGCTGCCACCGCGGTCTTTCCGAATGGCTCGCCCAGCGTGGCGACCGGTCAGGCAGTCAGCATTACGGCCATCTCGGTCACGGGCATCACCGTGTCGGGGGCGACCGTCAACTTCACCCTGTCGCAGTCCGCATTGAACTGGATCGACTACGGCACGACGACGGCCTACGGCACGACCAACACGCAGGGGTCGGGCACGGGTCCGCAGGTCAAGGCGCTGTCAGGGCTGACGACGGGCACGCTGTACCACTACCGGATTGCGGCGTACGCCAACGGTCTGACGACGTACTCGCCAGACGGGACGTTCACCACGTCGTGATCGACGAGCACGGTCGGACCGAGTACCTGAGCGTCATGGCGGCGCATCGGCCCGACTGTGCCTTCGGCCAGGGGTTTTTCCGCTTGAGTTTTGGCGAGCACGAGGTGCGGTACTGCCAGACATGGGACGCCGTGCTGACGGCGACCAGGTTGCTCGAGGGCGTCGTGCCGGAGATCCGCGTCGAACGCGACGGGCACTGCCTGGACGGCGACCCGATGATCGGGGATGCCAATACACCGGACGTCGTCGACGGCGAGTGGTGGCTGTCTCTGCCGCGCGATGACGCCATGCGCGAGTTGGGGTTGACCCGTGACGCCGACTACCGGCGGGCGTACGACGCGATCGCGGCCACGGTTTACCGTAGGGACAACCGCGCGTCCCAGGGCGGTGTGCGGGCGTCCATCGTCATCAAGCGGCCAGGGGCCAGGGTGGTGAACGCGTGATGACGACGCAGGCGCCGGTGGTTCCCAGTGACCACATCACCGATGGCTTCTGGATACACACGGGGCGATTGCGCGTCAGCTATCGGCTGACGACGGGCGCGGTGGTGACCATCACCCTGCCGGATGACTGGCAGACGTTGTTGGCGCGCGTGGCGGCGCTCGAGGCCAGGCCCGTCATCAACAGCCTCGACGACCTGGTCTACGGACCCGCATGACGACACCCTCATTGCAGCCGGCTCCCCCGAGTACGCCAGCGCCGTCGCTCGAGCCCGCGGTGCAACCGACGGCCCCGGTCGTGGCGGTCGATCTCATGGGTGGAGGGTGAGCTGATGGCCACGCTGCAGCAGTACCGCGCGAGCTTTTCGGTCGAGGCGGGACCCTTCATCGGCCCGTCGTCGTACGAGGTCCGGGCGATGGTCGGCTCGACGACCAGTCAGCTCGTGTGTCTGGCGTATCCCATCCAGAGTGGCATTCCCCAGGAAGACCAGTTGATCGACCGTCCGCTGTACCGCCCCAACGCCACCCAGCCCACCGATCGCCACCGCTACGTGATGGCCTACGACCCGTCGACGGGCACCATCACGCCCGATCTGCCGTGGTCGGTCAGTCCGTTCTCGGATACGGCTGGCACCACGTACGGACTCCTCGAAGCACTGACCTATCACGACATGGAGCAGTACGAGTACCTGGATCTCGCGGGTGGTGGATTGACCGGGGTCGGCGAGCGGTTCGAGATCCTGGGTCCGTTCGACGCGCCGACGACGCACCGCTTGATCAACGAGGGTCTGAAGCACTGTTGGATGGTTGTCGAGGTGGCGTGCGTCCCGACCATCCTGACGACCCGACACGACCTGAACGTGGTGGCGCCGTGGCTGATCGACAGTGGCAACGTGCTGCAGGTGGGACTGCTGGCCAGTGGCGAGGACCGCAACCTGCAGGACCCGTTCGAACGAAGGATCATGGGTGCGGTCGAACGCGACGGCGGCAACTTCTATTTGAACACCCAGCCGCACACGTTCAACGACGGCGACCTGATTTATCTCCGCGTGCTGAAACGCGCGTACGACCACTGCCGGCCGTCGGGGGGCACGTTCGGCGACCAGGCGGGATTGAGCCTGGAGAGCGACGAGGCGGCCATCGAGCCTGGGTGGGCGGCGTCCGCGGCACTGGTGGCCGGCTGGCGCCAGTTCGGGCATCTGCTCGAGCCGGCGGCCAACCAGCGATTGATCAGGGACCAGGCCAGCGCCGTGGCCGCGTTCAACGACCTGGTCAGAGAACACCTCGTCGCGGACATGCCTCAGAAAAAACTGTACCGCCAGCGCACGTTCGGCCCAGGCGTCAGGACGGCCGGCTAGATGTCCTTATACGCAAAAAGAAGCCCCTGGCCGTTTCACGTGCGGATCGACAACGTGGGTTTTCTGATTGGTGCGCCGCAGCCTGGGCAGCCAGCGCTGGTGTCCACCAAGACGGCCGACGTCGGCTCGGTGGCGCCGCCCGACTACTCGTACGCGGGGTCGAATCCGACCAATGACCGGGAAGAGCCGTTCCAGAATCTGACCCTGGGCCTGGGATTGGCCTTGCAGGAGAAATGGGACGACCAGCGGTACATGTCGGCCAACGCGGTGGACCTGTCGGTCTGGCCGTGGTGTCTGGGTCCCGAGATCGGCACGTACACCCTGGCGGGCGTGGACGCTGTGCGGGGCATCAACCGCTTCTTCGAGCTCGGCACCACCCTGTACGCCGCCAACGGGGTCAACGTGCTGAGAAAGGCCGCGGGCACGAGCGATACGTGGTCGATCGCGCACACGTTCACCGCACCCATCCTGGACGTGTGCGTGTTCACGTCCAACTTCGACGGGGTGCAGCGGGCATTCTTCGCGCTGGCTGGCGCGGTCGCGCAGTGGACCTCGGACGGCACGGTGTACACGGCAATGGCTACGTTCAACGCGCTGGCCTACACGGTGATTGGCAAAGAGTTCTGGTGGGCGGATGACGTCAACCGTCTGAGAAAACTGGACACCAACGCGGACCCGACCAACGAGGCCAACTACACCAGTCTGATCTTCCGCGCGGGTGACAAGTCGGCGGCCATCACCTCGCTCCTGGTGACCAGTGGCGGCACCCTGGTCATCGCTAAAACGGATGGCACCTACACGCTGAATGCCGCGGGCGACGACCACGAGCTCTTCCCATTTCTGCGGTACGCGGACACGCCCAACAACGGCAAGGCGTGGGGCACGTTCGAGAACGGGTTGTACGTGGCCTACGGGGATAGTCTGGGGCGGATCGACTCGGACCTGTCGTGGACGTCGGTGGGGCCTGACGACCTGTCGTCGAACGTCGCCGGTATCGCGGGCCAGGTGACGGCGTTCGCGGGCGTGGGCCAGATGTTCGCCTACGCGGCACTGCTGGATCGGAACACCAACACGGGGTACCTGTGCAAGTTCGGCGCCTGGGTTTCTATGGGGGTGCGGGGACCCAGACAGTCGACGCTGGTGACGGCACTGGGCAGCCAGGGCACGGGCGAGCCGGTCCACATCGACGCGTGGCACGGCAGCGTCAGCATCCCGTTCGTCGGCCGCGCCATCCAGGCGCTGTTCGTGTCGCAGATCGGCTCGACGGTGAGCGGGCATACCCGCACGTACGTCGGCTTCAGCGATGGGTCGATTGGCTGGGTCTTGAATCCGTGTACGCCCAATCCCGCCGGCTGTGTGGATTACCGCTACTTCGTCGGCGATGGCTGGGTGGATCTACCGGTGTGGCACGGCGGGTACCACGCCAGCATCAAGAGTCTGCGGCATTTCTCGGTGACGGGACCGCGGATCGACGCCCAGAACTACGTGACGCTGGAGTACCGCCTGGACGTGACGCCGGGCATGGCGTGGACCGCGTTCCCGCACACGTTCAACACGGCGGTCTATGACCGCGCCAAGTTTCCCAGCGGGGCGACCTGCACGCTGGCGGCGTTGCGGGTGCATCTGCACAACACCGACCACGCCAGCTCGCCGCTGGTGTCGGCGGTCAGCCTGGGGCACGCGCTACGACCGCAGCGGGTGATGGAGTTTTCGGCGGACATCCTGTGTGCCGACGGATTGGTGCGCCGTGATGGAGTGCCGGTCAGGATGGGCCGCAAGAAGATCCAGGCACTGATCGAGGCGGCGGTGGACAACCCTGGGGCGGTGACGGTGATTCTGCCTGACGAGACGACGCAGGAGTTGAGTTTTACCGACTATTCAATCATGCAGTCGTTCGATGAGATCGGGCGCCAGTGGCGTGGCAGTTTACGTATCAAAGCGGTGCAGTGGATTTGAGGAGCAGCTAGATGGCGCGTATCCCAGTTGATCCCAATTACTCGTTTCCTACATTTCCGCGCGCGACCGCGGCGACCGACATTTTTGTCAAAGAGGACGTGCAGGCGCTGGCCGCGGCGGTGAGCACCCACGTGCACGATGGGGCGGGCAAGGGTCTGCTAGTGGGAGGACCGGCGGCGGGCTCGATCACCAACGCCATGCTGGGCGCGGACGTCGCGCGCGACAGCCTGCTGGTTAATGGTTCGTTTGACAACTGGCAGCGTGGGGCTGGTCCGTTTACGGCGAACGGGGCGTACTCGGCTGACCGTTGGCTGGTAGGTCTGGTAGGTACCGACACACTCAGCGTGAGCCGCGATACCGCCAACGTGGATGTCGGTAGTCAGTATTGCGCCGCCTGTACGTTCGTGTTGGGCACGGGTGCTGGCGGAACGACCCTGGGTCAACAGTCAAACGACACCTATCTGTCTCTTCGCGGCAAAACGGTGACGGTCAGTGCCCGTGTGAAAACAACGGTGGCCAATGGGATTCGGTTCCGCTTGAACGACGCTGGGACGACTGGCATTCAGCGTAGCAATTTTCACAGCGGGAGTGGCGTCTACGAAACCATCTCGTTGACCTACGCGGTGTCTGCGAACGCGACGCAGTTGGCTATCAACATCGAGTTCGACGTGTCCGGGACGTACTACATCGACAACGCCATGCTGGTGGTGGGGTCGCAGGCGGCCAACTACGTGCCCCTGCACCCGGCGGACGACCTCGCGCGGTGTCTGCGGTACTACGAGGTTGTCGGCGCATTACAAAACGAGATTGTCGCCCAGGCCTATGGAGTGGCATCTGGCGCATATAGCGTGTACTACGGATTCAAGGCTCGAAAAGCCATCACCCCGACCTTCACGAAGAATGGCACATGGGTCGTCACCAATTGCGGTCAACCGGCGGTAGCGTCTGGGGCGGTAGATAGCGTGACGTTGTCCACGACGGTGACCGCACTCGGAGCCCTGCAATTCTCGAACAATGCTGTCGGGGCCAACGTGGTCATGGAGGCTAACCCCTGATCCATGTCTGTCAAAGTCATCTCCTTCGACGATCCCACCGCGTGGGAGTACGAGCACGCCGACGCGCCAGGCGGTAGCCACCGTGGCACGCTCGACCCTGTCACGGTCACCTACGGAGAGAATCCGGATGGCACGCCCAACGAGATGTTCGTGGTGGTGCCCTGCCCTGAAGGCGACGCGGTGAGCTACTGGCCGCCAGGTGGTGGCGCCGACGCGCTGCTGGGCCAGAGTCTGCACGTCATGGTGGCGATGCAGCCCGGTCTGGGGCGTTCGGCGAAAACAGCCGAGCAGGCCGCCGCCGAGGTCAAGCAGCGCGTGATCGACACCGACGGGGAAGCCAGATGGGTACTCGACGACCAGGTGCTGAAGGCTCTGGAGGCTACTCAGGCATGACCGATTTTTCGATCGGGCCGGGTGTGCAGGCCGCCATTGACGCCAACGGCGACGAGGCAAGATCTGACGAGCAGTACGTGATCCTTGACCCAGGGTCCAAGATCTCGCTCACACTCGCAAGGGACGCGCAGTACTGGTATTACGAAGCCGATAATCGGGTCAATCGACTGGCTTTTTAGAGGGGATCGAGCCGGCACCACCGGCGGTTCGATGGGATCCCTACACACCGATGGAGCCTCAGTTGCTGGACTGGACGTGTGCCGCGTGCAGCCTGGATTGGCTCAAGGTAGCGACCGGCATGGAGGCTGCGAGTGATCGCTACACCACCACCATGCAGATCGGCTACACCGACCAGATCAATCCCTGGGTAGGTCTTACGAACGTCGACGGTCCGGGTGCGGCGTTGCAGCAGGTACTCGCGGAGTATGGTCAGGCCAGCCAGCAGGCGTGGCTGGATTTCGACGCCGTCTATGCCCTGGCCCAGCAGACGACGGGCATGATGAGCGGCACTGCCTGGTTCCACTGGGTCGCCCTGAGGGGCGTGCAGGGCACCAACCTGTGGATTGCGAACTCGGCCCCAAACTACATGGGCGTGTGGGACATCCTGAGCCGCTCAGACTTTGAACGCCTCGGCGGCTTTTCGGTTGTGTACTTGGTCTGAAAGGGAGTTTTTCTGTGAACATTGCGATGCCGCCAGTGACCATTGGTCTGATACTGGCAATAATTATCCTGATTCTGGCTGTGATCGGCCTGGTGGGAGTCCTCCCACTGAACCCGCTGATTGTGTTCGGGATGCTGGCCGGATTATCGATCGCACGTATGGTCTGACATGCTGTACGGCGTCGGTGGATTGATTATCACGATTCTGGTGATCGTCATCCTGCTCAGAGTCCTGGGCCTCGTCTAGCGATCAAGCAGCGCTGGAGTGTACGTCGCAGGGCGGCGGCATTGCGGGCGCCGGCTTGAGGCGCGTACACCCATCGTTCCAGGGCAAACGGGAGCGATTTGGTCGGCGCGAGGCGATTGTAGACCGCCCTGTGGCGAAGCTGTAAGGCTTACAAAGGCGCTTCGTAAAGTCGTGAAACGTCCTTTTCGCTTGACATTCGTCTCGATCTAACGGGATTTAGCGCTGGCAAGCTGCGCGCGCTGTTCTTCGATGATTGCGGCGAGGTCGCGCAGCGCGCCTTCAGGTGTCTCGTTGACGAGAACAAAGGCAGGCCGCCGTGCCCGGCTGTCGTAGAACACGTCCACTCGCCAGCCTGCTTCAAGTGACACTTGGCCGTTGGTGATCGGCGCACGCATGGAGCCTTGCAGCACGATACGGATGCCACCGTCCCACTCTCGTGCTTCCGCTTGTGCGGCCAGTTCGCCGACTGCTGCGAGCATGTCAGGTTTGGTCTTCATAACGGCTAAAGGCGCAGCCGCACATAGAGCGTCACGTCGCCCGTCTTGCTGTCGATCACGAGGGTGGCGCTCCGCACCACATGTGATTCCTCGTCTATTTCGACCGAATCGTCTCGGCGAAGCATCGGCAGCAGTCGCTCCATCGTGATCTCCCGTTCGTCGGGCCTGTCGAAGGTGATGACGGTCTTGTCAGTCATCGCTAACTCGCTTTAGCGTCATCAAGCGGCATGACCAGCGTGCCGCTGGCCGCGCCCGCCGCTAGTGAATACAGATACAAGCGGTGGTGCTTCAACTCAATGTCTGCCGTTGCCCAGGCGTGATGAGCCGCCTTGTACCGCTTGTTCAATTCGCGTTGTTCAGCGCGCAGCCGCGCTACCTCTGGAGCCAGCGCCTCAATGCGCGCCATCACCGTGTCGCGGGCATCCAGAGCCTCATCCGCAGTAGCTGGACGGGTTGGTCTTGCCATACCTTAACTCGCTTTATCGCTGGCAAGCGTGTGGGCGGGACACTGCAACCAGCCAAGGAATGCGAACCGTTCACAGGAGTCACAAACATTGGAGAGCGCCTGACACTCAGGGCAGCGCACCTTGTAAACGCTCGCCTGGTCGCCGCACAGGGCACACGGTTCGGAGCGCGGCGGGTTGACGCAATCGCACGTCTCGACTGGGCCGCAGTCATGGGGGATGATGTGCGCCTGGTCGATGCGCGGATCGTGGGCTGGCTGACACCCGTCGCCGACGTAGTGAGTCTGACCAGGGTCAGAGCTCATGGCACGGGTCGGAAATGCTCGACGCTGGCGCGGCACTTCGGGTAGTCGGGGCAGTTCCAGAAGCGGTCGCGGGTGTCGTAGTTGCGTAGCCCGCAGCCGGAGCAGGGAACGTAGTCGGCTTCGCCACGCTGGCACGTTTCGCAGACGTCGCGCAGGCAGCCATAGTCGGGGCAGCGGTCCCAGACCTCGCGCGTCAGACGGTCCCGCTCGAGGTCTGAGAGCTCCGTATGCGGGCAGCAGTCGCAGGCTGGGTGCTCGACGAGTTTGGTGGTGGTCATGGTACGGGCCTGAACCCCTCGAGGGCGTGCTCGACCTCTTCGTCATCGAGCTGGTGGCTGACGTTGAATTTCATGGCAGAGAGACAAACGTGACCATCCGGCAGCTTGTCGTGCTCGAGGCAGAAACACCTCACGCAAATCGGACACCACGTAGTCATTGGTTTGTGGCACCCGGCCCGATCACAAAACTGCGGGAGTTCGGTCATGCCTGTACCTGCCCGAGTAAATGCCCGTGGGCAGCTTCATGACGCTGGCAGAAATACCGGTGGCATT